AGAACAGGAAAGTGGTACAAAAATGAATCGCTCTATTGACTTATTGAAAAAATTAAACCATTATTTGGACAGATAATTTAAAAAACATGGACGAAAAATATTTTGTAGCAAAAGTACAGTACGATTTACCTGATGAAAACACAGGTAAATTAAAGAAAATCCGAGAGGAAAAATTGGTTAAAGGTTACTCTGTAACTGATGTTGAAGCCAAGGTAACATCCCGATATACTGGGTTTCAACATGATTGGAGAATCACAGCAGTCTCCGAAAGTAAAATAGACGAAGTTATTGAAGATTAATAAAAACCCCTCCTAACCGAGGGGTTTTTTATTTATTTAGGGTTTTTACTAAGCCCAAATAGAATTTTTTGACATATGGATATATTTATATGTTAAATTATTCTATAATAATATGACAGATAAAAAGTCGTTAGTTGAGGAAGCACTACTACAAATGAAAAATTTGGAACAAGTAGTTGCCGAAAATGCAAAAGGAATACTTGCTTCTACTATGAAGGAAGAAATCTCAGAATTAGTAAAAGAGTCTTTGAAAAATGAGACTGAAAAAGAATCAAAAGAAGTTGAAATGGATGAACAATCAGAAGATGATTTAGACATGGATATTGATATGGATTCTGATGATGAAGACATGGATGATGTTGAAATGGACATTGATATGGATTCTGACGATGATGAATCGGAAGATGAATTTGATATGGACTTTGATATGGATTCTGAAGATACACTACCAATTGACCTTACAAATGCGTCTGATGATGAAATCTTAAAGGTTTTCAAATCTATGAGTGATGAAGATGGTATCATTGTTAAACAAGATGGTAACCACATTACTTTAAACGATGAAGATGAAGATGTTGAATACATTATTCAAACTGAAAGTATGGACGAAGTTGAAATGGAAGAAGAGTACATGGAAGAAGAGTACATGGAAGAAGAACAAATGGATGAAGATGAATTATCTAACGATGATTTAGAATCTATGATGGCTGACATTTTTGGTAAAGAACAAATGGACGAAGTTGAAATGGAAGAAGAGTACATGGAAGAAGAACAAATGGACGAAGTAGTGTATGAAATAGAAATGGAAGAACAAGAAGACGATGACGATGAAGATGAGGATGAAGATGAAGATGAGGATGAAAACATGTCTGAAGGTAAAATGACAATTAAACCAGTTATGGGTAAATTAACAAAATCCTCTTTAACTAACAAAGCTAAAAAAATGGAAACTAAAGAAGGGTCAATGATGAGTAAACCTGTAGTAGGTAAAGGTGTTAAAACTGGAAGTGCTAAATTTGAATATAAAGAAGGTAGAAAAATGGAAACCAAAGAAGCGGCTATTGAACCAAAAGGTAAAGCTAAAGGAGTTGGTATGAATTTAAAACCTAAGAAGTTTGAATACACTGAAGCTGAAATGAAAGAAAAGTATGGTTCTAAAAAACACGAATACAGACGTAAGGATGTTGATGGTGTTGAAAAGAAAGCTGGTGAAAAAGGTGGTCATTACAAAGATTACGAAAAAGAGGAAACTAAAGAAGCTGCTAGAACATTAGGTAATGGAACTAGAAATTACGCTCAAAGAAAAGGTTTACCTAAAATGAAAGTAATTCCAAATCAGGCTCTTGCTGAAGAAGTTGAAAGATTGAGAGAGAAGAATGAAGAATACAGAAAAGCACTTAATATTTTCAGAGAAAAATTAAATGAAGTTGCTGTGTTTAATTCAAACTTGGCTTACGCTACAAGATTGTTTACAGAACATACAACAACAAAACAAGAAAAGATTAATATCTTAAGAAGATTTGATGATGTTGAGTCATTAAAAGAATCAAAATCATTGTATTCATCAATTAAAAATGAATTAAATACCACGACTCAAAACGTAGTTACAGAATCTATGGAAAAAATTGGTAAATCACCAGCATCAGGTTCTTCACAAAACTTAATTGAGTCAAAAACTTATGAAAATCCACAATTCTTAAGAATGAAGGATATCATGCAAAAAATACAAAAATAAAAATAAATAAAACTTAAAAACAAAAAAATACTAAAATGGGTGCATTATTAGAAAGCGGTCTTGTTGGTAACATTGGTTTAAAACACCTTAAGGTTATCAAAGAAGACACAATCAACAAATGGGATAAACTTGGCTTTTTGGAAGGTTTAAAAGGTCACATGAAAGAAAACGTAGCTCAGTTATACGAAAACCAAGCTTCTTTCTTAATCAATGAGGCTTCTTCAACTTCTGATAGCGGTTCTTTTGAAACAGTTGTTTTCCCAATCGTGAGAAGAGTATTCTCTAAATTATTAGCTAACGACATCGTGTCTGTACAAGCAATGAACTTACCAATCGGTAAATTGTTCTACTTTGTACCTAAAATTCAAGGTTATTCTGGTGGTACATCAACAGATGGTTTGTTTGGTGGTTCAGGAACTCACTACGCTCCTATCGGTTCTCCAGGAAACTATCCAGGTAATCCTGATGCTGGATACACTTCAGGTGATGGTACATTTAACCCAATCTATAACAAAGATTTGTATGATTTATTCTACGAAGGAAATGAGGCTGGTTTAAACCCTCCTGGTTTGTTTGACTATTCAAAAGGTCAGTGGAGTGCTATTACAGCAAATACTGTAACTTACGCTTGGTCTAACGCTGGTGTTTTATTACCTGCAGAATACCCTGAAGATAACTATAGAAAAGTTATCATTGTTATGAGTGGATTCTCTAACGCAGGTGCTGGTCAATTGATTGGTCCTAACGGTAATACTATGGATACTGAAGAATTCTTGTCAGGTTTGAACATCTTAGGTGTTTCAACTAACCAATTTACTTCAGCAAACACAACTAACCCTTATTTATTCAGAGTTGTTACTCAAAGATATGGTAAAGGTATTGTTCAATACGGAAGTCAAGTAAATACTACTTTCCCAGTAAACAAAAATTCAGGTGGTTCTTACTACAACGTATGTGACGCTAATGGATTTATTTTCTTGGAAATTGATTTACAAGCTCCTGTTTGTATTACTTGTGGTGATTCATCTATGGATGGTTACACAGGTTCTACTTTCTCATCTACTACAGCTGTTAACAATGCTTTCTTAGCAATTTACAGATTGTACAAAGAATTGGAATTTGAAGACCAAATTGGTGAAGTTTCTTTTGACCTTGAGTCAGTAACTGTTTCTGTAACAGAAAGAAAATTAAGAGCACAATGGTCTCCTGAATTAGCTCAAGACGTTGCGGCATTCCACAACATTGATGCTGAAGCTGAATTGACAGCATTGTTATCTGAGCAGGTTGCGGCAGAAATTGATAGAGAAATCTTGAGAGATTTGAGAAAAGGCGCAGCTTGGAACTTGAGATGGGATTATAACGGTTGGAAGAGACTATCTTCTAGCGGAACAACTCCTTACACTCAAAAAGATTGGAACCAAACTTTGATTACTGCAATTAACCAATTGTCAGCTCAAATTCACAAATCAACTTTAAGAGGTGGTGCTAACTGGATTGTTGTATCTTCTGAAGTATCTGCTATCTTTGATGACTTGGAATACTTCCACGTATCAAACGCAGCTCCTGAGCAAGACCAATACAACATGGGTATTGAAAGAATCGGTACTTTGTCAGGTAGATATCAAGTATATCGTGACCCTTACTTCCCAGCTAACCAAGTGTTAATCGGACACAAAGGAACTAGCTTGTTGGATACTGGTTACATTTACGCTCCATACGTACCTTTACAGTTGACTCCAACTATGTATAACCCATTCAACTTCACACCTATCAAGGGTATCATGACAAGATACGCTAAGAAAATGGTTAACAACCGTTTCTATGGTAGAGTTACAGTTGACGGAGTTAGAACATTCAACTTACAAGAATTGAGATAATTTATCTCAAACGTCATAAAAAAAGGGAACTTAGGTTCCCTTTTTTGTTTTATAAAGGTATTTATAATGTATAAAATAAGATGGCTTGTAAAAAATCAATAATAAAAAATAACTCAATAACATCTATTGGTGTTATTAATTATACTAGATGTTCGGATAATTTAAATATAAATAATCACGAAGTATTAGAAAATGAAACTATTAATGTATGGTATATTGACGGTACTTATTCGACAGCATCTAAAAGTATTCAAATTCTTTCAACAATTGATTGGCCACCACCAGTAACTCCAACTCCAAGTATTACAGCATCTGTTACTCCAAGTTATGGAGCAACTCCAACACCAAGTGTAACATCAAGTTTAACACCAACTCCAACTATAACATCTACAATTACACCAACACCAACTAGACCTGTGTTTACAATTACATCATTATCTAGCGGTACAACATCATTAGATGCTTGTTCAAGTCCAAGTCTTCAAACATATTATAGTAATGTTGCTATTGGTTTTTGGACTACAGGAACAACAATATACTTGAATAGTAGTTTTACAACACCAATTTTTGCAACATATCTTTCAGATTCTGGTGGATTACCAGGTAACACTGTATTTCAAACAAATGGTTCAGGTAATATAATATTAATTGAGTCGTGTCCCGCACCAACACCAACGGCGACAAGAACTCCAACACCTACACCTACACCCACAATAACACCTACTAATACGGTTACACCAACAGTGACTGAAACTCCTACTAACACACCAACGGCCACAATAACGGATACTCCTACTCAAACACCAACTAATACACCAACACCTACAGTAACAGATACTCCTACTCAAACGCCAACTGAGACTCCAACACCGACAATTAGTGAAACACCAACTAATACTCCAACACCTACAGTAACAGATACTCCGACTCAAACACCAACTGAGACTCCAACACCTACGGTAACAGATACTCCGACTCAAACACCAACTGAGACACCAACACCAACTATTAGTGAAACACCAACTAATACACCAACACCTACGGTAACGGATACTCCTACTCAAACTCCAACTGAGACACCAACACCTACGGTAACGGATACTCCTACTCAAACTCCAACTGAGACACCAACACCTACACCAACATCTTAAGAATTTAAAATTCTTAAAGACTTTGAAACTGCTTCGGTTTCTTCCATTGTAAATGCACCTCTAACGTGACAGGCAATTAATGCTTGTTTTAAACAATACATTGCTTGTTCTTCATTCATACCATCAATAAATGAATTTAATTGTTCATTTGATGTGTAATGTATTGTGTCAAAAAGAGAACCAATAATTTCTTGTGTTTTTTTTGATATTTCTTCAGTATTTTTAGTATTTTTCATATGGTTTTATATTTATGTAAAGTATCGTAATTTTTTTCACAAAAACAACATGGAACAACAATTAAATGAAGATTTAGCAGTATGGTTTGGCAAAAAAAAGAAGCCAAAAGGTAGTAGTCAGCCTAAAGGGCCGTGGGTTAATATTTGTAGAAAAGATAAAGATGGAAAACATCCACCTTGTGGTCGTTCTGACACCGATAAAGGTGCTTATCCAAAGTGTAGAGCAGCAGGTGTTGCGGGTAAAATGAGCGATTCCGCAAAACAAAATGCTTGTAGACAAAAAAGAGATGCCGAAAAAAAAGATACACAATCAGGTAAAGGTCAAAAACCAATAATGACCTCTTATAAACCCAAAAAGAAAAATACTAATGAAGGTATGAGACAATTTATCAAGTCCATCCTCAACGAACAGGTCAGAAAAAACAAAATGATAGACCTTGGAGAAATGGTTGAATCGCAATACGTTAAAGATTTAAAAGAAGCACGTAAAATTGCACAACAACATTTAAATGAAAATCCAAGATATTATTGCGTACTACACAGAATAGGACTAATTGAAGAAGGACAAACTGAAAAAATCGCTAAAGAAGTTTGTCCGTCAAACTAATGTTTGTAATATATTCTTAAGAGAGTGTTTAATATTGGAAGTAATTTCTTCTTCCATTTTTAATCTTTGAGTTTCTAAAACTTCATTGAAATAGTTAGTTATTTCAATTTTTGATTTATCTTGAATTACAACCGTGTATGAATATTTATGGTTAATAACATTAACCGTATTACCTTCTATTGTAATAAAAATAGAATTTAAAGGATTATGTATATATTTTTTATTTGAAAGTGGTGTCATTAATAATTGAGTGTCTGGTTTATCAATTAATCTTTTGCAAATTGATATACAATCTAATTCATATTTTGACCTTTGACCACGTTCGTAGTCCATTTTTCTTGCAGAATCAATGTACATTCTTTGAATCCATCTTTTGAATATGTGTTTGTATTCTTTCATTTTATTATGGATTCAAAGATAATAATTTTTTTTTGAATTAACAATAGGAACCAGAACAATGTTTTTTTCCATCTAAACCTGGCATCTTACCTTTACATACTTGGACAGCATAACCATTTGCGTATGCTGAAGGATAAACATCAAATTTTGATTTAGCAGCCGCTTTACCACGAACACATAATTTTGTTCCTGTTTTTTTCCTACCTTCCATTACATTAGGTTCAATATCCATCATTTCTTCTTCACCCCCATTGATTTCATTCATCAAGAAATCAAAAACTTGGTCCATATTGTTTTTAGCTTCAGAAATATGGTCTTGAGCCCAATCATGACCATTGTCAAGAATACTTTCAATTTGTGATTCATCTAAATCTAACAACATTTCACATTGTCTTTTCATTTGTTCTAAATTAGAGAAGAACATGTATCTTTCATTTTTTTGTTCTTGTAAAACTTTTCTTACAAGTTTTTGAATCATAGATTCGTTAAGTCTAACTATTTTTTTCATTTTTTGTTTACGATTTGGAACATTAATTCTTTTTGATAAGTATCTCTTTCCCCACTAGTATTCACTCTAATATCAACATAATATTGATTTGGTATTTTATCTCTTGTATCAAACATAAAATAATACTCATTAGGTGTTCTATTAATTGGTGTCCAATCTTGAACTTGTACTTCAGTATTACCTTCTCTAACATATATTCTATAAAATGCTTCAATACTATTTAAAACAACCTGACTTGTGTAGGCTTGTTTAATAGTAACCATAACTTTACGAATATCGGTATTAAGTATTTTTTCGTTTTGCTTAATACCACTAAAATCAAAACCATAAAGTATTGGGTCTTTTGATTGAATTCCAATTTGATAAGCTGATGA